GGTAGTGCCGGTCAAAACCTTAACTCAGAAAAAGGTGGTGGCGCAGGTGGCGGTGGTCTAATTTACAGACCAGGTTTTCCTGTTTCTGCAGGTTCTAACTACACAGTAACAGTTGGAAACGGTGGTACTAACCCGGCTATTAAAAACACAGGTAACATTGGACAAAACTCCGTGTTTGGTTCACTAACTGCTATCGGCGGTGGTAGATCAAACGGTGGTTATGCAGGTGGTAACTTAGACGGTGGTTCAGGTGGCGGTGCAAAAGGTCACGGCGGTCACGGAAACGCTCAACAACCAGGACAACCAGGCGATTCAGGAACTTACGGTTTCGGTCATCCAGGTGGCGGTTCATCAGGACAGCAACCAGGTGGTGGCGGAGGTGCCGGCGGTGGCGGTGGTCGACCAAACGGTGGTTCCGGTAGAACATACTCGATATCAGGTTCAGCTATAACTTATGCAGGTGGTGGCGGTGGTCACACTGGTTCAGGATCAGGTGGCGGTGGTCACTCAAACGGTCAACCAGGAACTGCTAACAGAGGTGGTGGTGGTGCAGGATCACATGAGCAATCAGGTGGTACTGGCGGTAAAGGTGTAGTAGTTATTTCTTACTAATACTTTTATTTTATTAAATTAAACAAGTGAGGATATTATGAACAAAGAAAACTTTGAGTCACCATTTGACTACGATCAGATTACTTTCGAACACAAAGAAGCTATCAAAGAAGTCATTACTATTTTAGAGAATGCTAAATCACAAGGCGTTCCTATAGATATGATAATTCCTGTTATTAGAACAAAATTTGATATTATGGACATTCCAGAAATGTCTATGGATGAAAGTAAAATGATTCAATTAGCACGTAAATTCAAAGAAAAATCAGGTCAATCAGTAGGGGAAACCATACAAGGTTATTCCTTGAGAGGTGATAATTACAAAGTACCTCATGTAAGTTTTTCTGCTGATTTAGATATGTTAGATGAATTTTTAAAATTTGTTAAGGAGAAAGAAAATGATTAACAAAATTATAGAAACTTTATTTCCCTTTTGGTTTCCTAAAAATGTAGATAAAAAGATAGAATCTATAGAAAAAAAGGTAAACACAAAAGGTATAGAAAAAAAGACAAAAGCTGAATTAGAAAAATTAGGTAGAAAAATCGGTATCGAATTAGATAAAAGATTAACTAAAGATAAACTAATAAAAGCAATTAAAAAAGCAAATAAATAGTTATAAATAACTATAGAAGGTGAAAAATTATGGCAGAGAATGAAAAGAAAATAACTATTGATGGTGTTGAATATAAAGAATCAGAGTTAAGCGTTAGATTAAAGAATATCATATCTATTCGAGCTGAAATTCAAATGTCAAAAGTAAGGCATGAATTAGAGTTAGAAAAGATTGATGTATTAACTAATTATTACAATGGGAAAATAAAAGAAGAGTTAGAACAATTAGAAAAAAAAGATGGCGGCAGTAGCTAATTTAACAATCGACCAAGGCGCAACATTCAGTTCAGATGTTACTGTAACTGATAGTGCTGGTGACGCTTTTAACTTAACCGATTATACTGTAGCTGCGAAGATGGCCAAAGGTTATTCTTCAGCAAACACACGTAGCTCACTCACAACAGCAGTTAGTACTCCAACAAATGGAATAATAACACTTTCCCTTACAGCAGATCAAACAGCCGCTTTAGACGCTCCAGCAAGATATGTGTATGATGTAGAGATTACAAGCACAGATTCTACTGTTACCAGAGTAATCGAAGGCATAATAACTGTAAATCCAGGCGTAGTAGGTTAATTATTTAACTCTTATCTCTTATAAATATAATTATAAATATTAACGGGAGAGAACCATGGTAAGAGCAGTTATTAACAATACAGGTGGCACAAAAGCCACAATTAACTCAAATAACGGCAACGCACCACAGCAAGTATCAGTTACATTACCAAGTGGAACAGGTAGTGCTGGTTCAATCCAAAGATTATCCGCTTTAAGTGATGTAGATGTATCAAGTGTAGCAGACGGTGCTCTACTTCAATATAACGGAACAACACAAAAATTTACAGCAAAGAACGAGCTAGATACTACTACAGGAACATTAGTATTCAATGGCGGTTCTTTTTAGGAGCAATTTAAATGGCAACAATAATACAAATTAAAAGAAGTTCGAATACTTCCGCTCCATCAACGCTTAAACTAGGTGAATTAGCTTATACTTATGGTACTGGTACCCAAGGCAATAACGGAGATAGACTCTTTATTGGTGAAGGTGGTGTAGATGGTAATGGTGACGCTAATAATATTACAGTAATAGGCGGACAATATTTTACAGACATGTTAGATCATGTCGCAGGTACATTAACAGCTAGTTCGGCATTAACAACAGATAGTAACCTTGCTATTGATACGATCAATGTAGGTAATTCAACAACTGCTGGTGGTGAAATAAGATATAACGAGGGTACAAATAACGGTTCAAATTATATTGGACTAAAAGCTCCTAACTCTGTTACAACATCAACAACATTTACATTACCAGATGGTGATGGTTCTTCAGGTCAGTTTTTAACAACTGATGGTTCTGGAAACTTATCATTTGGTACAGTTACACAAACCTTATCTATCGCTGCTGATAGTGGTTCAAACGACTCAGTAAGTACAGGTGAAACAATTACTTTCTCAGGTGATACAGGTATTACAACAAGTGTTACAAACAATGAAATTTCAATTGATTTAGATGACACAGCAGTTACACCAGGTTCCTATGGTTCAACAACTGCTATTCCAACTTTTACAGTAGATCAACAAGGTAGACTTACAGCCGCAAGTACAGTAAGTGTTGCCACTACCTTAACTATTGTGGATGAGTCATCAACTGCTACATCAATCAATCTATTAAGTGATACACTTAAAATTACAGGTGGTACTGGTCTTGCAACTTCAGTTTCAGGTGATACATTAACAATAGACTTTGATAACAATGCTGTATTCAACGGCCTTGATATGAATGGTACTGAGTTAATCTTAGACGCTGACCAAGACACAAGTATTACTGCTGACACGGATGACCAAATTGATATTAAAATTGGTGGTAATGATATTTTAACAATAACACCTGGTCTTTTAGACCTTAAAAATGATGGTTCAACTGTTTCAAAAATAAAATTATATTGTGAATCAAGTAACGCTCACGCACAAACACTTATAGGTGCGCCACATTCTGAGGGTGCTTCAAATACACTTACACTTCCAGGCACAGGTGGTGACGCTAGATTAGTTTCAACTTCATCTACAGCTACACTTTCAAATAAAACTATTGATAGTGCAAATAACACGTTAACAGTAGATTTATCAGAAGCTACAGTAACAGGTACTTTAGCAGAATTTCAAACTGCTGTATCAGACGCAACATTAGTTGATTTAGACGATTCACAAACATTAACAAATAAAACTATGGATGCAAACAGCAATACGTTTGCAAATATTCCAAATTCATCATTATCAAATTCTACAATTACTTTAGGTTCATCTACATTAACATTAGGTGCTACAACAACAGACGTTGCAGGTATCACATCATTGACAGTAGATAATGTAAACGTAAATGGTAATACAATTACTACAACTGATACAAATGGTAATTTAATTTTAGATCCAAACGGTTCAGGTACAGTAGATGTAAACTCTAGTAGAATTACATCTGTTACAGATCCGTCAAGTGCTCAGGATGCAGCTACAAAAGCATATGTTGATAGTGTTGCTAACGGATTAGATGTTAAAGATTCGGTTAGAGTTGCAACAACAGCTGCCTTAGCTGCTTGTACTTACAATAATGGTGCAGGTACTTTGACTGCTGACGCTAACGGAGCATTATCAATTGATGGTGTTACAGTTTCTACAAGCGATAGAGTATTAATTAAAGATCAAGCAAGTTCAGTACAAAACGGTATCTATACAGTAACAAATACTGGTGGTGCTTCAGCGGCTTTCGTATTAACAAGAAGTCCAGACGCAGACACAGCTGCTGAATTAACTGGCGGTACATTCTTCTTTACTGAAGAAGGAACAAATAATGCCGATAACGGTTATGTTGCAACACACAACGGAGTTCCTACATTTGGCACAACAAATATTACATTTGCTCAGTTCTCAGGTGCAGGTCAAATTAGTGCTGGTGACGCATTAACAAAAACTGGTAATACAATTGATGTTGCAGTTGATGACAGTTCAATCGAAGTAAGTTCAGACGCTTTACAAGTTAAGGCATTGGGTATTACAAATGCTATGTTAGCAGGTTCAATTGCAGCCGCTAAATTAGCAGGTTCAATACCTAATAATAAACTTTCAAATTCTACAATTGCTTTTGCTGATGATAGTTCATCATTAGTAACTGTTGATTTAGGATCAACTTTAGGAATTACAGGCGGTGAAGGTATTGACGCAACTGTTTCAGGTGCAGGTATCGTAATTACCGGTGAAGACGCAACAACATCAAACAAAGGTGTAGCATCATTTAGTTCGGATAATTTTACAGTATCCTCAGGTGCAGTAACAGTTACCTCACTAGATGGCGGTACATTTTAATTTTTAAAGGAAATTAAATGGCGACAATAATTAAATTAAAAAGAAGTACAACAGCTTCTTCGATACCTACTACAAGTAATTTAGCCGATGGTGAAGTTGCTGTTAACATTGCTGATAAAAAAATATATCAACGTAATGGTAATGATATTGTTGAAATAGCAAATACTAGTACAGCAGTTTCTCTCTCTAATATTAGTGTTGATTTATTACCTACTACTACTGGCAATATTGATATAGGTTCAATTACACAAAGTTTTAAAGATATATTTTTATCTGGCGCTCCTAAAAAACAAGTTAATATATACACAAATGCCGGTGGATTAAATAGTGCGGCTACTGGATTTGTTTTTAGATTTAATACAGATATAAAATATTTTAACCAAGTATATACTAGTTCAGGAGGATTAGGTACACCTGCGATTACAGCTCAATCAACAGTTTATGATGACAATAATCCAGCGTATCTATTTTAATAAATTATGGCAGATAAAACACCAATAAGATTAGTATTTACAGACGGCTCACCAACAGGTATTGCTGAATATCAAGCAGGCGATACAATTGCAAACCAATTTTTAAGTAATTCAGGTTTTACTTTAGTTGACGACAGTTCAACAGTTACAACTATCTCATTAGGTGAGAGTATGAAGATAGGTGGTGATACAGGTATTACTACTACTATATCAGGCGATAATATTTCAATAGATTTAGATGATACTGCTGTTACACCAGGTTCTTATGGTAGTGCAACATCAATACCTACTTTTACAGTAGATCAACAAGGAAGATTAACAGCTGCAGGATCAGCTAGTGTTGCTACAGATTTAACAATTGTAGATGATAGTTCTACAAGTGCAACGATTTCACTACTAACAGATACATTAAAAATTAATGGTACATCAAACGAAATAGAAACATCAATCTCTGGTGATAATATTACAATTGGATTACCAAATGATGTTACAATCGGAAATGACTTAACAGTTACAGGAGATTTAACAGTTAACGGTACAACAACAACAGTAAATTCAACTACAATAGAAATTACAAATTCATTTACTTTTGAAGGTTCAACAGCAGACGCTAATGAAACAACTTTAGGTGTTATTGATCCTACAGCAGATAGAACAATTAATTTACCAAATGCTTCAGGTACAATTGTATTAAAAGATACAACTGATACATTAACAAACAAATCAATTGATTTAGCAAACAATACATTAACAGGTAGTTTAACAGAATTTAATAGTGCTTTACAATCTGAAAGTTTTGCAGGTTTAGCTGCTACACAAACACTAACAAATAAAACTATTAATGGGCCTGATAACACATTAACAAATATTGCAAACAGTTCACTTTCTAATTCTACTATAACACTTGCTGGAGATTCTGGTAGTAATGCAGTTGATTTAGGAGATACATTAACTGTAAGTGGCGACACAGGTATTACAACAAGTGTAAGTGGTGATACTGTTTCAGTAGATTTAGATGATACTACTGTTACAGCAGGTTCTTATGGTTCTACTACACAAATTCCTACCTTTACAGTAGATCAACAAGGTAGATTAACAGCTGCTTCAACTGTTTCAGTTGCAACACAATTAGATATTGTAGATGATTCTTCATCATCATTAACAATTGATCTATTAACAGACACATTAAAAATTTCAGGCGATACAGGTATTACAACTTCCGTAAGTGGTGATACATTATCTATCGACTTAGATGATACAGCAGTAACACCAGGTTCTTATGGTAGTGCAACTGCTATTCCAACTTTTACTGTAGACCAGCAAGGTAGATTAACAGCTGCTGGTACAGCTAACGTTGCTACAGATTTAACAATAGTTGATGACAGTTCAACAAGTGCAACTATTTCACTTTTAACTGATACTTTATCAATCAAAGGAACATCAAACGAAGTAAACACATCAATTTCAGGTGATACAGTAACAATTGGTTTGCCGGATGATGTAACAATCGGACAAGATTTAACAGTTACGAGAAATGCCGTAATTACAGGAAACTTAACTGTAAACGGTACTACAACAACGGTCAATTCAAGTACAATTGAAATTACTAATTCATTTACCTTTGAGGGTGCAACAGCTGACGCATATGAAACAACTTTAGGTGTTGTTGATCCTACAGCAGATAGAACAATTGATTTACCTAATGCTTCAGGAACAATTGTTCTTAAAGATACTACAGACACATTAACTAATAAAACGATTAGTGGTTCTTCAAATACATTATCAAACATTGGTAATAGTTCATTATCAAATTCTACTATAACTCTTGCAGGAGATTCAGGTAGTAATGCAGTTGATTTAGGAGATACATTAACTATAAGTGGTGATACAGGTATTACAACTTCAGTTTCAGGCGATACTGTAAGTGTTGATTTAGATGACACAGCAGTTACTCCAGGTTCTTATGGTTCTACTACACAAATTCCTACTTTTACAGTAGATCAACAAGGAAGAATGACAGCGGCTGGTGTAGCTAATGTCGCAACAGATTTAACAATAGTGGACGATAGTTCAACAAGTGCAACTATATCACTATTAACAGACACACTAAAAATAATTGGAACATCAAACGAAGTTGAAACATCTATTTCTGGTGATAGTGTGATTGTAGGTTTACCAAATGATGTTACTATAAGTAATGACTTAACAGTAAACGGTTCAACTTCTCTAACTGGAAATGTAACTTTAGGAAACGCTTCAAGTGATACAATTTCAGTAACAGGTCGATTTGGAACAGCGTTAGTACCTGATACAAATATTACATACGATTTAGGAACTTCATCATTGAGATGGAGAGATATTTACTTATCAGGAAATACAATTGACTTGAACGGTGCAACAATATCAGGAGATGGAACAGGTTCAATACTAATTTCAGCTTCTGGTGCAACTCTACCAGCAGGTTCATTAGTAGGAACTGATACTATTGCATCCGCTGATACAGCAACAGGATTAGCAGTAAGAAATGTACCTTTTTATACGGCTGCTAGTGGTTTAAGTTCAGTAGCTAAAACATTTAAATTTAGTTCAGGTTCAAACGCTACTGTATTCACAGAAAATCAAACATTTACTTTAGCAAGTGGGACAAATGCAAGCAAGGTAGCATTATTTGTATTTTAATGGAAAAAAGTATTATAAATAGAATAAGGAGATTAATTTTATGTCAGTAAAAACGCCAATTAGAACGGTATTCGATAGTGATAATAATGCTACAGGTTTAGCAGAATTTCAATCGGGTGAATTTATTGGATTAACCCACGGTGGTTTAGGTGCCTCATTATCAATAGGTAGTGCAGGTCAAATTTTAAAAGTAAATTCAGGTGGATCAGCGTTAGAATTTGGTAACGTTGAAGCAGTAGTTAATATTGATGGAGCAACCGATTTAACAAGTTCAACACTAGTAGCAGGAGATCAGATTCTATTATCTGATGGTGGTACTGAAGGAAGAGTAACATTATCTCAAATTGATACATTATTTTCAGGTACAAGTAAATCTCTTACAAATAAAAATTTAACTGCTACATCAAATACTTTTAATCCAATAACGATTG